CATGCCATTTACCCAAACACCAGACAATAAGCCCGTGCCGTTAGAATGGACTGATGTCGCGGATGTAGTTAAATAAGGCGTAATTACGTCAAACGCAACCGAAAGCCTGCTGGGTTGAGTGTCCAAATACGCTAAATCAAGTTGTGCGGCATTATAAAACGACCATGTATTTACTGTCCCGCTGTACAACACGGCTTGGCCACCACCCCAATACTCCGTGCTATTCCCACTCCCAAATCTCATTCGTAATGTTTGACCGCCAGCGGTACTTGCGTACGTTCCGCTTACAATGACACGATAATCGTCAAACGTGCCATCAAATGCGTTCGTCATCGTTACTGATGAAACACCGCTACCAATCGCCTGCGATTTGATAAACGTCAAACCTTGCTGGGCAACCTTATAATCCAACGACGAAGTAACCGCAGACCCGTCAACACCAACCTTCGCCTGAAGAGCCTCAACAGCATCATTCAAATTAGCGTGCTGATCTGCATGAGGAACCGTCACAGAATCCATCGCATCCGAAGCAGACGGATTCGTAAACGAATCCAAAGAACCAGGAAAATTAGTTGCCATCAGTCCAACGTCAACGTCAACGACGTAATCTGAAACGTATCACCAGCCGTCACAGCAGCAGAAGAAGCCAACGCCCCAGACCACAACGCATTACCAGAAGACGAAGCATCCCACATCGACCAATGCGAATAAGTCTCAGACGTAGAAACATTCGTCCACTCAACAGTCCCAGACGAAACCATCGAACCACCCGAAGCTGCACCAAACGACACAGCCTTCCGAGTAGTCTCACCAGCCGCATTAGCCGTACCATCCTCACCCGGATCACCCGTATGCAACTGCAAATACGCAGCAGAAACACTGAACGCAGTACCAGAAATCGCATCCAGCAACTTGTTCTCAGCATAATTAGAAATACTCATGTCAACTCCTAGTAGTCGTCACTAAATAATAGCACCCCAGAAAGAGCGAAGCCCCCCGCCGAAGCAGGGGGCAACGCAACCAGGGTCAGCCAGATCAGGTGTTAGCACCGATGCTGGACGATGACTCGATACGACGGAGGCTTGCCTCACGGAAGCGACCGTAACCGCCGAGCCAGTACCAACCGATTGGCTGGAAACGCTCGAGCTTGTCAGTGATCGGGCCACGAACGATCTTCGGGAGAGGACCGTTGCCGTCTTGGATTGAGTGTGCCTTGGCAAGAGCCTGGCGGCCCATCACCAACGTGCCGTACGCATCAACGTTCGATGCGCCACCGTTAACGAACAGTGGGGCGCGTGGTGTCTCAACGAAACGGATGCCTTCAAAAGCACCGATCTCACCGTTGTAGATCATGTCGGTATCGACATAAACGTGTGGGTCACGCCATGCTGCTGCGCCGGTTTCTGAACGGAGGTCATAGGAAACATCGGGGTGGATGTAACCCATGTACATTCCGTTGAACGTTGGCACATTGTCGCCACGCAGTTCTGCGGTCACCTTACGGAGGTCGTCAGCAGCGATAACGTCTTCAGCGGCAATCGTCGCACGCGAGGTCGGGTCGGTTGCACCGCCCGTTGCGTAGTTGACATTGCTACCCGCTTCGAGAACGCTACGAACGATGGAATCAAGTGAGATACCAGCGTTGTAGCCGACAACGTTAGCTGCAACCGTGTCAACATCGAGGAACGCTGTTCCACGAAGAGCTGCGGTAGTAAGCACGGCGTTACCGTATTCGTTGAGGGTGACCGACACCTGCGAGTCGGACAGTGCAACTGCGTCAACGTCGACAGTTTCGGTAAGGGTTGAGGTTGCTGCGGCAAGATCATTGAAGATCGTGAATGTTACCGTTGAACCCGGCATTGCCTGCTGGGTGGGGGTAACGTCTGCAACAGCGTCGAACAGAAGCTCTGACCGGAGAGCAAAATATGCAAGCCGGTCAAATGCCGCCTGGTCGACAGATACGGACGATTTCTGGGTATATGCGTCAGCCATTTTAGGGGTCTGCCTTTCGGCTCAGGCTCCCTAACTGAAAGTTAAAGAGCAGATTGTTGTGAACGTGCTTCGGCCAGCAACATTTCAACTTCTTGAGCAGACTTTGCTTGTGAAATGCGTGTAACAAAATCTACTGGCACGTCCGCTTCCGAACCTGCCGCCATTTGGTTACTCCGATCCCACGTTCCGGCTTCCTGCTTGATGCTTTCAGCCTGCGTGTCTTTCAGAAGTCCTGCTTCGATACCTGCTTCACGGATAGCGTCAGCAGTCAGCTCACCGTCATATGCTTTCACGAAATACTTGGAGATCGGCAACTCAGGGTCAATACCTGCTTTGACGAACGCCAATTCTCGTGCCGCACTAGACGCTGCATCAGCTTGCGCTCTCAGCTCAGCATTCTCCGCTTCCAGCTGCTTCATCCGGTCGCGAACCGGGTTCCTGCCGTCAGCTTCATCGAAATTGCTGTCCATATGTACACTCCTCTGCCCAATCACTACCCGGAGGCAGGTAATGACGCTGCTATGTCTCCCTTGCGGGGTTCCTGCCCACCGTGGGCATCGGAACAATCATAGCATAATTTATTGGAGTCCTGTGAGTTCTGCGCCTTGACCGGCGAAACCACCACCTTGTTCAAACATTGTTTGACGGGAACGCGCACGTTTGCGAAGCCTTTGAGCTGCTCTTGGGTCCGTTCCAAATACTGCTCCAAGCTGTTCCTCACGGCTGAATTGGTCGGTTTCTGTGATCAGCGGAGTGAAAAGTTCTTGTCCTTCTTCGATTGCGGCGATGCCTGAGCGGGCTTGTTCCATGGTGACACCTTCTTGTGCCAACAACTCTGCTTCCTGCCTGGACAGATAACCTCCACCTTGAACCGCACCAGCAGCAGCTTCAGCGGCTCGAGCTTGGTTCAACAAAATTGGTGTGGCTTTTTCTGGATCTAAGAAATATGCCGCTAGTTGTCCTTCGGTAACGCCATACAAGTTACGCATTTGATTGATCACGTCAGGGTTGCCGAACTGGATTGCTTCGTACCCTTGGTTGACACGTTCAGCTAGTTCTGCGGGCGAAACGTCGTTTGCGATCAAATTTTGGAAGTCGTCGTTACTGTCGTAGAACGGAGGAGGGAGGCCAGATTGCCGCAAATATTGACGGTAAGTGTTTTCGAGTGCGACATACTGTCCTTCTGACAGGACGTTCATACCGGCGTTTCGGCGTGCAATGTTCGCCGCAAAACGTTTTTGGTATACGTCTGTGCCACGGATCTCTCCTAGCAAAACATTTTCGTTGACTACATCGTTGTCTAAAATAAAATCTCGCACGAAACCTGTGAGGTCTTCTAGACCGTACATTTTGAGAACGTCGTTGATGATGCTGAACGCTGATTGTTTTTCTTCGCTGTCAAATGCATCTTCAACATCGTTGTCAAAGCTCGACACGGTTCTGTTCGCAAAAAACTCGTCGGTTGCCATTGTTAGACCTTTCCAAACATTTCAGCCAAACGGTTAGCTGTTGAGTACGCTTTTTCCTTGGCGTTATCGGTGTACTGGTAACCAAACGAAGGTGTCTGCCTCAAGTAGTCGGTCCATTCCGAATACGACATCATGCGAGGTTCATTAGTTTTAGGATCTTGGTACTGGACAGCTTTAATCCATTGGTCATCGGTGAACGTCATCGAGTCCACATCGATTTCCAAAACTTCTGAAGCTTTTTGTTTGTACATGTCTGTCAACTGGCTAAACGTTTTTCCTTGGTCAAATTGGTCTGCTAACGCAGGGAACATGCTTTTGCCCAGGTTTAGAGTGAAGTCTTGGAATTTGTCTAGAGATGAAGCTCCGACTGCGATGTCGTTTAGCTGTTTGTTGAATTCGATGTCGGACAATGTGACTCCGTATTGAGCCATCAGTTTTTTCATTTCTTGCCCGTAGTATCCTTGTTTCAGCTCGGTGACACCTTCGGTTCCTCCTTGCAAAGCAAACATGCCGATAGCGTTAACCACTTGCTGGCTTGAGAAACCTCCTTTGAGCGAGTCTGTAGCCAATTCGGTTAGTTGCGTGTCGGTCAGTGTGACACCGTAGTCGCTTGATGCTTTGCGTAGATTAGCGATTTGTTCTTGGACTTGACGGTTGGCTTCGGCGGGATCTGTCGCTACGAGGGTTTCCCATAGACGCGCGCTTTCTGTAGTGGTTTTCCACCAGTTCGTTTCGGCAAGTTTTGCCATGAACTTGGCTTCGGACCAACCTTCAGCTATTGATTGTTGAATGAGTTGTTTTACGTCAGGGTAATTGTCGACGATGGCGTAGTACGAAGGGTACATTTCGGCGGCTAGTTCTTCCCAAGTGTCTGGGATGTTGACTTGTGTAACACCTGAACCCAAACCGCCAGTGCCAGTGCCGGTTGATCCAGCCCCGGTTGATCCACTGGTTGGTGTTGGAGGTTGTGGTTCGCCACGACCGAAACCTGCACCGCTGGTTGGTCGACCATACGGATCAGCGTAAGGATCATCTACCCTTGTAATGGTGTCTAGTGAACCTGGATCAGCCATTGCGTACGGGTCAACAGGAACAGTTTCTCTAGCGATAGTCTCTAGTGAACCTGCATCAGCGGCCGCATACGGATCTGTTGTTGCAGGAGCTGTCGGTGTCGCAGGAGCTGTCGGTGTTGCAGGAGCTGTCGGTGTTGCAGGAGCTGTCGGTGTCGCAGGAGCTGTCGGTGTCGCAGGGATTGATCCAGCGGAACCCAACGGAGGAACCTGAAACCCTGGCTCAAAATTTGTACGCTCGCTATTAGCCGCATAAATGAGCCGCTCCAAACTGTCTACTCCACCATCCCAAGCATAAACAAACTCCATCGAGTTCATGTCCTCAGCGGCGTAAGGGAAATTACCCATCACCGACTGCACACGAGTCACAGAAGCAAGTTGCTTAGGAGTTAAACCAGCGGTGTTGCCAGTATTGATCGCTTGAGCAGCCCAATCCTCGAGGCCATTGATAAGCATGCCAACATATGAAGCAGGTATTTCATACGGGTTTGGCGGCAGTTGCCCGGTTCCAGTTCCGGTCGGTCCGCTGTCTGACGCAGGTTGAGGCACGTTGCCGGGTTGAGCCATGCCTGCGTCAGCGGCACCGTAATCATCGTTTTGCGTAGTTGCGGGACGGTTGGCTGTTGTGGTAGTTGCGGGACGATTAACTGGTGTAGTTGGTGAAATGTTGCCGGGTTGAGCCATAGCAGCGTCAGCAGACGCGTAAGGATTTGGCTGTTCACCTAGTTGTGCAACAGCAGGAGCAGTTTTTTCCTCTTCCCAGTTTGGTCGCCAGTCAAATTCTGCCGCAACCAAGTCACGCAAAATAGATGTGTAATCTTCTACGCTTTGCTCGACAGCGGTCAGCTCGCCCGGATAAGCAGGAACAGAACCAGGGTAAGACGTTGGGAACGGTGAACTATTTTCAAGTGCAGGTAAAGCTGCCGACAACTGTTGACGTGTTCCAATTTTTATTGAACCGTCAGCAAGTTTTGAGTAAAAACCTGTATTGAACAAAGGACGTAGTTCTGTCCCTAGCCCTGCATCTTCAATTGCTCGCGCTGTTTTTTCCCATGCTTGGGTCGTGCCGTTAAGGAAGCTACCGTTCGGGTTATAGATTTTTCCGTCGTTACTCCACGGGTTAAACCCTTCTTGAGTTTCGTCTTTGTAAAGTAGAAACGCAGCTCTAGCATTAACTAACGGATCGAACAATTGCGCTCGATCCTCAGGGTTCAAGCTTTTAAGGATGCCCGCGTTAACTAATGCTTGATCCCAAACTCCGTTGATCTGCCACAAACCACGGTCACCCAAAACGCTGTCTCTATTTGCGGATGACCCATGAACAGTCGGATGCCATCCAATAGATTCACGATAAGCAATTGCTACAGCAACAAACAGTTCTGCCCCACGAAAACCAGCGTCATAAGCAGCTTGAGCTACTGATGCGCCAGTGAGAACTGTGTTGCCGTATTGGTCAGTTGTATACTCGTAACGCTGGTTTTGAGGAACATCCCAATAATAGGTTCTGCGTCGCTTCAGTTCTTCTTCCCACGCCGCCTGTTGTTCTTCTTGTGCCGTCGCCATCAGACAACCCCTCTCAAACCGTTAATTAACCAGCCGACATTAGTTAACGCGTCATACGCAACC